AAATGACTTCTAGCTCTGCGAGACGATACGACAATCTGGAGACTATAAGTGCGTAAGTCGTTCAAGACTATCTCTGGCGAACTCGACAAAGATAGCCCTTGGAAAGATATATTCGATAGTCTCGCCGAGAAGGAAGCGCACCTCAAGAAAGGTGTCAGCGACTCTTACGTTGATCTTATGGGTTTTACGACGAGTGAGATTGACGGTTACAAAGAAAGCATGTATAATGTCGTCAAGGGTAACATCGCTCGTGATGGGACTCTTATGACTCTTCCTGAGCTTGAAAAGAAAATGACCTCTGTGCTCCCCGAAACTATCAAGGCCATGTCTGCTAAAGGTAATAACTTTCAAGTAGTTCTTGATGCCTTCAAGCAGGGCAAGACTCCTGAACAGATAATGAAAGATCCCCGCGTTATGGACGGCTATTATAACGCCATGACGGGGCAGGGAGTTACCGGATTCGATCCGGGTAGTTTTAATCTGGCTTATACGCCAGTTAGCATGAGCCCAAATGAATGCACCTCCTACTATTCCAATGGCGGCTTGCCCTCTATCATCATCGACAAGAAAGTAAAAGGCGCGATGATTAACGGGTACAACTTCGTCAGCAATGACGAGGAAACCGGATTAAACGAGAAAGAGCGCCTTCAACTTAAAGAATATGCCAATAAGGTAGGATTTGATCAGCAAATAGAGCATACCGATAGAGACGGCCTTGCGTATGGCGGAGCTTTTCTGTATCCTGTCTTCAAGAAGGATAGGCCCGATACATTTGAGATGCCTGTAGAACAGTTATTCGCAGAAAAGCTTATCGAGAAGGATTCTATTGACTATTTTGTAGAGGGCGACAGATGGAATAGCGTTATGATCCCCAACTACAACATCGCGGCTAAGGATTATCTCTCTCCCGATACGTATATGATCCCTCTTGCTGGTGTGCGCGTTAACCATGAGCGCATGGCGGTAGTTAGGCCCCTCTTACTGCCCTATTGGGGTGCGCTAAGGCAGTTAGGGTGGGGTAGGTCAGACTTCGAGTCTTATATTCAGAGTATACTTGCTTATAAGATTTTGATCGCCTCTGTCCCTATCATGGCTCAGCAAATGTCGCTCTTGGTTCATATCATACCGCTCGATGGTATTATAGCCGAGAATGGACCTGCCTATGCTCAAGGCTTCGCACAGAACAACAATCAGCTTTTGAGGGCATGGAGTTTCTTAAATCCTTTGACAATTAACAGCTATGGTGAGTTGAAGGCTATAGATAGGTCCTTTGCAGACTTCGATAAGCTCAACATGGCCTTACGGCAGGACGTAGCGGCCAATAGCGGAATCCCTGAGAGTGTGCTTTTCCACACGTTAAGCACTGGCTTTAGCGATAATTCGGAAGAAATCACGTATAAGCAGTCCGAAACGATACGCAATATTAATAATGCGGTGATACCTTCTTACAAAAACATTGTAAAATTGCTTATCGCCTCTTGTTTCGGCCCTGATTCGCCTCAATTTGAGAGAGCGGACACTGTACGCATAAGTTTTGACTCCCCTGATGTTATAACCAACGAAGAACGTGGCAAGATGTTCGAGAAGTTCACGTCAGGGATTAATCTCCTTGTAACTGCCGGTATAAACGTGCATGATTCTGTTGTTATGGCACGAAAGTTTATGCCCGAAATCGAAATTAGTGAAGAAATTATGAATAAGTTGGAGACTGAGAACCCCGATCCCGATGCTCAAGCGGCTAATAAGGGTGGGCTCCCCCCAAAACCGGGATATAAGCCCGAAGAGGACAAAAAAATGAACCTCTCGAAGGAGGGCAAGAACTGATATGCCCGATACAAAACTCGTAAAAAATGTCGCTATAGCCAAGTCCGGTATCTATAAGTATTCGAAGGAAGAGTTACCGAGTCTTGGATTAGGTGCTACGCCTCCTTCCTATGAAGGGACTCGGTTTTTTTCTGTGTATCGACCAGCGACGGTCCTCGCTCGTGCAGTAGATAGCTTCGTTCGCCTCCCTTTGACGCTAGAACATCCATCTGAGATGGTGGATGGGTCTAATTTGAAGAAATACATCGTTGGTTTTACTGGCGATAGCGCTGTTGTCGATATGACGCTCGACAAACGAGAAGTGTTGATTAAGTCTACTTTGGCCATTATAGATAATTCCGCTGTCAGGGCTTATTATGGGCATACTATTGAAGTTTCACCCGGTTATACTGCCGATTTTAAGTGGGAAGACGGAGTAGCGCCTAGTGGAGAGCCTTATCAGATAGCTATGACCAATATAACGTCAGTCAATCACCTTGCGATTACGCGCTACGGCAGGGGCGGTTCCGCCGCCTGTATATTAGATAGTTTAGGAGATATACCGATGCAAAGGAAAAGCGGTTTGTTCTATGCCGTGAAGAAACTCCTCGGAGTTAAAGACACGGGCAAGGGATTTTGCGATCAAGTCCTTGCGCTTATTGCCGATAGATCAAAGATCGACGAAACAGATATCGCCAAGCGAGTACAGTTGCTTAGGGATTCCATTGTCGATCTTCCTGTATCTGATGGTAAGGCCAAGCTTGATCGTTTCGTTGAAGACCTTGATCGTATCAAGGAAGAGTCGGACGAATCGGCTAACGAGATAGCGAAGATCGTCAATGGACTCTACAAGGTTCTCGATGCGGCGGCTGTGGAAGACGTTGCGTATCATACTCTTGTCAAAGGCCCCGGAAATACCGAGAGCGCTGAGAAGAAAGAGATGCACGAGACTTCCGAGGCCGGTGAGAAGGAAGGCAAGACCGAGGACGAAGAGGCTCCTAAAGACAAGGCTGAATCGGAAGGTGCTCTGGAGAAAAAGGAAGACGAGAAGAAGACGCACGAAGAGCATTCTAAAGAGGCTACTGAGGAGAAGTCTCACGATGAGACTAAAGAGAACGAGAAAGACCATAAGAAGGCCGACAAGTTCAAGGAAGGGGATGCCGAGAAGGGCGATCCTATCGACTCTAAAGTGATCGATGCTATTGCTGATGCGGTCATGGCTCGGCTTGAGGCCAAGACTGAAAAGAAGGAAGAGCCTGTGATGGACTCTGCCATCAAGCGTGTCATGGATAGCTTCAAGACCAACTCTTCTGCCGACACGTCCCCTGTGAAGGTCGACGATTCGGTTAAAAGCTCGGGTGTGATTGCCAAGACCATGGGTGAGCTTAGAGGTGGTAAGTAATGCAGTATACGACCAATCAAGGGCAGTTTAGCTCTATACTCTATGAGGGCGGTGGGCTACCCAACGGTATTCCTGCTGCTATCGGCGGTGAAGCCGATATTGTTGCCTTCACTCTTGGCGGTTTCCAAAACCCGAACGACTCAGGTGGAGCGGCTAGTTTTGGCGTTGTTATGTCATCCAATCCCAACGATTCTTATGGCGACGGTAGTTTCTATGTGGGTATTCCTACTGGCTACGTTATTAGGGGTGTCGTGCAGTATGATGGCGGTATCGCCATGAACGACCCCGCCAAGCCCAACTATTTCTTGCAGGGCGCCCCTCTTACGCTTTTGTATCGCGGGAGTCTTCTGTATTACGGTGCGGACACTACGCTCATCGGTTCTGGTATACCTAACATTAGTGATGTACCGTGCGTGCAGAACAGCACTGGTCTTATTGACTTTATGCCTCCCGGCACTACTCAGGCACAAGTGCCTACGGGTTGGACGGTTCTTTCACAGTCTCAGGCTCGCGTTAAATCTTATGACGCGATTACGGGCGCATCGCTCATATTCTTTCAGCTGTAATAGGAGATAGAAATGCAACAGAATCTTACCCTTACTCTAGGGTTCAAAGGACAGGGCCTTCCCAATGCGGTACCCGCTGGTGCGCCTACTGGCTATTGGACCTTGGGCGGTTTTCAGGATGCGAGTGATACTCAGACTCCTAAGTTCGGTGTCGTAATGACCTCAAGCCCCGCATCCGTAGACGGCGACTTCCTTTGTGGCGCGGCTACGGTGTCTGGTGTGGCCTCGGTGTTTACCGCTACCGTTTCTGGTACGGTAAGTGTCGCTGGTAACATCAATATTGACGGTACGGTTATCGCGGTCGCTTCTGGCGCGGTAGCATCTGGTGTAGCGGCTCAGATAGTGGCGGCTTCTGGTAGTTTCTATCGCTTTGTCGTAACGTCTGGCGGTGCTACTGTTGTAACTATGTCTGGTCGTAACCAGACTCTATACTCCCCTGGTCCGACGTTCACCGACGCTTCTCCCGCTACTGGTCTTAGCATCACGTTCGCCACTACTGCTTCTGGTGTGTATGGCTCGACTATTCGCGGTGTCACTATGTACGACGCTAGTGTCGCGGAGAACGATCCTGCCAAGCCGAACTACATTATTCAGGGAGCGCCCATTACTCTTATGTATCAGGGTCAGATGTGGTTCAAGACGTGGATCGGAGCTAGTACGTGGCAGGGCGGTACTACGGGCCTTGTTACTACTCAGGATGCTTCTGGCGTCACTCTTACGGGCGCTCTTGCTAATCCCACTTTGGGTGCGGTTGTCGTGGCTTCCAACGTCACGGGTGAGATCGGGTTCCTCGCAAGCGGCTCTAGCGCGCCAACGGGCTACTCTATCATATCTGCGGCGATTAAGTCTGTTAGTACTGATACTAACGGTATTATGCTATTCCTCACTCTTTAAGGAGAAGTAAGATGCAGATTGATGCGCATAAAGATGTAGGTCGTCTTGGTAAGGTTGCACAAGCCCTCTTGAGCGATCCTAAGAACGCCCATATCGCCAAGGGGCTTGCCAATACTGAGATTCGTATTGGACCTGCCTCTGACGATAGGTATGGAACGGATGCCGGTGCTTATCATCCTCTGTATGTCGGTGATTCAAGCTACTTTGGCAAAGAAGAGTGCGATGCGGCTACGTCTGCCCTCGCCGACAAAGACCCGAACAACGTGTCTATGCAGTGGGCGTGGAACCACGCGAACAAGAAGTTTGATATTTCGTTCAAGCCTCTTGTGAACGATTCTATGGTAGGGGACGCCAGCCCTCTTATTACCGCTCAGACTCTGACCCCGTGGTCCGTCTCGTGGAATAAGAACATCTTCCGCCAGCCTCTTGCGTGGTCCAAGTTCCGCAAGTTCGTGACGTTCGAGACGGGCACTGATCCTTGGGCAGAGGTTTATTCTCTCGCTCTCGCTCAGTACTCTGGTTTTGCCGCTCTTGGTAATGCCGGTAGCCCTGCTAACGTCAAGTCGCAGGACGTGGAAATCCAGACTGGTATGATGACTGCTCCTATCATCAATATGGATGTCACCTATAAGCTCGCTGTTGAGGAGCTTAAAAGGATTGAGACTTCCAAGGCTCCGTGGGCGGGGCAGATGGTCAGTCAGAAGCAGGAATACGCTAACTGGGTACTTGAGATGCTTACTGATTATGTTGGCTACTACGGCAACTCGGCGACTGGTACTCTTGGCCTCTTCACTGTCAATACGCCTACTGCGTGGTCTACTATTGGTAGCTCGATGACGGTGATGGCGGCGGATGCTGGTAGCACCGGGACCATCGGTGCCAATATGTACAAGGCACTCGCTAAGGCCCTCACTAACTTCCTCACGACTAACTTGAATAAGGTGACAAAGATTATGATAGGGATGTCGCCGCTGGCGTTCAACCTCTTCACTTCCTATCCTTATTCTAATGTGTACAATCCGAACTCCGCTATGAAGATTTTCATGGATAACTTCATTGCCGGTGAGACGATTGGCGGGAAGACCCCCGACATCGAGATTTTCCCTGATCCTCTTCTCCAGCCCTCGACGGTCTTCAATCCTCTTGCTACGGACTATATGGTTATCGTAGCGCCTGAGATTGGTACTGGCCCTAACGAGGAAGTTCAGCCTCTTACGATTTTCGGCGCTCCTCTCATGGAGTTCATCTATCCGGTGGTTCCGGGTATGTTTATGACTCAGTATAGGATGCTCAGGCGTATCGCTGGTATGTTCGTTCCTTATACTCCGTGCGTTCAGGTGTATACGGGTTTCGGTCAGTAAAATGCCGCTCGCTAACGGACAGAAGGTCATATCGGGGCCGGGGCTACCTCACGCTCTACAGTTCGTATGGGGTACTGTAAACGTGACTATCCCGGCTCCTAACAGTGTACCTAATTACATAACCGTTACAGCGAGTCAATATGCCTCACTAGCTACTGATTCACAGTTTACTACACTTGTTAATAGCGGTAAGATAGTCGTAAATACTGATCTTCCTTCTAACTATGTTCAGCAACAGTATGCGGCTATACCGACGATTCAGGGTCAAGTGGCTTATTTGAGGGCGCTCGTCGTACAACTTGGCGGGCCTACCTTCTCTTGAAAACTATGGAGGCGTAGTTTATGGACTATTATCTTGAGAGTCATCTTCCTCACGCGCTACAGTTCATGCGGTGTAATCGAAACGCTAATGGAGCAACAGACGATGTTGGGTATCCCGAAGAGGTAGTTGTGACTATCCCTGCCGGGACTGACCCTAAGCATGTAGTGAAGCTCACTGCTGAACAGAAGGAGTACTTGGAAGGTGACGCAGAGTTTAGGAAACTTATCCCTTTGACCAAGTTTGGCGTTCGATGGATAAGCTCGATGCCCTCTCGTATGCTCTCTGAAACTGAGCGTATGGAAGAGATGAAAAGAAAGATCAACGAACAGGGTGCAGAAATCGCTAGACTTAAAGCGGGGCACTAATGGCACAGATATACGTCTCGGGAAATTATTTAGACTTCACGTACGCACGCAACTTCTCTTTTGCGGACGGGGGAGCGAGTGAGATTACCGAGGCGATGTCTGCCGTGAACGCTCAGTGGTACGGTGTGCTTAATCAGTTCTGGCAGAATCAAGGTACGGTTCAACAGACAGCTACACGCAACTTGGTCTATAATCTACTCATAGCGTGGTATCTGGCTGACTTCTTTCCAATGGCTCTTACTGCTGTTGGCGCAAACGGTGGGATGCCTCTGGTCAAGAAATCCATAGGTGGCGTCGATATAACCTATGCCCAATACAAAATCCAAGAGGAGATGAAGGTCTTGACGACCAACACTTTTGGACTTAGAGCGTTGAATATGATCTTGAGCGCACCTGAGAGGTTTGGCATGCTTGGTTCGACTACGGGGGTATTCCCTCAAGCCACTACCAACATACCTACGTTGCCAATATGACGTTTGAAGCCGCGTCCCATATTGACTGGAGTTCTTTTCAGCGTATAGTAGGTGAAGACAGCATACTCGTAGGTTACAGGGAAGCGGATTCGCATTCGAGCGGGATGTCTATGGCACAGCTTGGCGAGCTTCTTAGTGTAGATCATTTCACGCCGCAAGGCGCGTTCGTTCCGGCTCGACCCCATCTTCTTGAGGGACTTGAAGCCGATAAGGCTTTACTACAGGAAGAGGTCAAGAAGTACTTCAAGCGGCTCGTAGATACTGGTGAGAAGGAGATGAGCGGATTGGAGCAAGAGTGCTTGGCGGGCGTTAAAGAGTACCTAGACTCAGGTATTCTTAAAGGCATCGCGCCCAACGCTATTGCTACTATAAAGCATAAGGGTCACGACTTCCCTGATATCGATAACGGAGAACTGCGAAACGGCCTCGTGGCGATAAGCGTGAAAGGTTCTCGTTGATGGGTGGGATATACGGAACTGCTCTCCCTGTGTTCACTGAACAGGGGCAGACGTATTCTTACTTTAACATGACTCCTTCCATCGATAGTGGTTATACTACTATTAGTGGCTTACGTCCTGTATACGGTATATTACGGCTGTATTCTGCACCCCCGACTGCGGAGGGCGAGAAATTGAGAGAAGCCGAGGGGAATTTAGCTACTCAGAAAGCTCCTTTCTTTTGGACGGAGAATAAACTTACTGCTGGTTGGTTTGTATCTGATCCTATGCTTCCTAGTGGTACATTAGTAGTTACAAGCGCTACTGACGTATATCGTGTAATGGCGGATAACCAATTTCCAACAGCGGCGGGGCTATATATTTACGGTCTTAACAAACTTGTCGGTGATAATGGGCTTACTGTGTCTTCTTTGAACTACGATTTCGGTACGGGGTCGTTTGCATAATGGGCGTCAATCACACTACATTAGCAAGCGGGCTCGCTGTAATATTTGGAGTTCCTAATCAGTACGTAGTTCCGAGGCAAGGTACGTGGTGGAATCCACAAGATGCTATTGACAACGTTAGTGGTAAGCCTGATACATGGGTCGGGTTTCGTGTTAAGAATGCTAAGCCTAGATGCTTACCGTTTCAGGCACAGAACTATAGTGATCCTTTGAATCCTTATGATGTAGTATTTTATACTGGCGTAGTGGATATGCAGATTGTAGGTGGAAGGGCACAGGCCCTCGCTGAGAGTGTTTCACATTGGATGGATCGTTCAGATGTTGAAGCGACGTTCAACAGTATGGACGCAAAACTTATGGGGAGCGAAGGCGGATATTCGGTAACGGAGTTTTTTCAGGGAGGGGCCGAGTACGTAAACAGGTCGTCAGCTATACTTTCCTATAACGTTACTGTGAAACTAGAGTGGGCAAGTGCGATACTTGTGTACGCTACCGATGCTATGGTAGTTACAGGAGTATCGATAAGTGGAACCATGATTATTCCCTCGTAAGGATTACAATGATACCGTACGGATATGTCTATAAAACTGAAAACCTCATAACCACTGATACATATATAGGTCAGACAACTAAGATAGGCAATAAGGCGAAATACTATTTGGGGAGCGGAAAATATTTCAAAAGGGCTTTATCTAAATATGGCTCTAAAAGCTTTACGAAAGAAATACTTTGTTATTGTACTTCAAAAGAAGAATTAGATTCTAAGGAACGCTTATATATAGCTCTATTAAAACCTACTTATAATATCGCTTTAGGAGGAAGAACTGTAGGGCAACATTCTTCCGAATCTAAAATAAAAATGGGGCTAGCTCGTAAAGGTGTAGTTTCATCTAAAGAGACTAGGGAGAAAATATCCTTAGCTAATATAGGTAAAGAAGAAAATTATCAACATCGAATGAAGATTAGTCTAGCCCTTAAAGGTATTAAGAGGAGCGAAGAGACTAAAGTAAAAATAAGCCTCGCTAGGAAAGGTATAGAGGGAAGGCAACTTACTGATTCTGAGAAAGAGCATTTGATGTATGTACACCTAGGGGAAGAGCATAAGTACTGTCGGAAATCTGTTATTTGTGTAGAGACTGGAACTATCTACAATTCAATAACAGACGCCTCTATGTTTGCAAGAGGAGAACCAAGGGATATGGGCAATATCACTAAGTGTTGTAAGGGGAAATCTCGCAGTGCTTACGGCTATCACTGGAAATATACGGACAAGGAGAAGGTATAATGGCTAATCAGAACGATTTTCTAGGCTCGTTGGCACAGAATAGTATTAGCTTCGCTACTACGTTCACCGTCACAGCCAATCCTGGGCAGAACTTTGAGAACGTTATTCTTTATGTAGGCTCAGGAGAAGCTATAGTAGCCTCTGGAACTACGGGTCTTTACTTCCCTACTATTTCTGGTGTCGCACCCACTGTAGGTTCTCTGTATACTCTGAATGGGAATAACTACGGTACGCAAGTCGGGGGCGCCCTTCTCGCGTGGGCTACCGAGTTCTTCTCGGGAAACAACAACCTCTCTAACGTGTATGTCAGTGTCTATGACGATAGCTCCACTGCTGGCGACACTACGTTCCCCGCCGCCGCTATAACTGCTCTTGGCGTGCAGTATCAGGCTACAAAGATGAATGCGTACTTCAAACTCATCACTGTATCCACTGTGGCAGCTCAGCTTGCGCTGGCTCAGCTTTGTCAGACTGATATAACTCTTTTGTCTCAGGCATGGATACCGTCTAATGACGCTAACTTGCTTACTATGGGTGGCTCTACTATTGCCGCTCAGTGCAAGAACGCAGGGTACGATGCTGTAGTCATCTATAGTGCCAATACGATTCCTGCCGGAACTGGTACAGTTCTTGTGAATGGCGCTCTTGTACAGCTTGGGCTCTCTCTCGGCTACGTCAACTCCTCGGGCTTCTCGGTCGGTAATTCTCTTGATATGTTGCAGACTGGTATCGTCGGTCCTTCTGGCGCCGGTAACACTTCGTTGACCGCTACGCAGATGGCGAACCTCGCAACGATAAACGTCGGGTACTTCTTGTATATCGGCAATACCACGGGATACGTGTGTCTGCGTGGAGGCAAGAGTGTTCTCGGTAATCTCCCCGGAGCGAACTGGGTAACTACGTTCATAGATTACATGAGTGCAGTATCGACTGCCACGTACCTTACGCAGTTTAACAGGTTCAAGAACAACACTACGTATCAAGCTATTCTAGCTATTGTCATTAACTACCTGAATCTCTTTGCGGGTATCGGTAGGCTTACCGGAGCGGCTATTACGGCTCCGGCGTGGACGGTGGCTCAGGGCCTTTCTAACGGGCAGACGATCATCATTCCTAATGCGTGGACTGCCACGTTCAATGACAACGTGCGTAACGTTACCGTAAACGGAACGCTCTATATTTCGGCGAGCTAAGGAGTAGATCATGGCGATACCCTCGACGGGGACTAATTTTGTTCAGACAGTAGGCAACTTTAATGCCGCCTTCTCTCATCCCCTTGTTCTCGCGGGGGCGGCAGTTAATCTTAAAGGCTTTAAGCTTGAGGACGTGTTCATACACACCGATCAGCTTATGGATAACTCGAAGATGATACCGCTGGTTGACGGTGGTACGGTCACTATTACCAATTCTGTGCTTGCGGGCCGTCTCACTATCAACGCTCTTAGAGTCGGCAATCCTCAGTCGGGCGGCTTCTCTGGTCAGAACTTCACTGACCTTAGCGGCGACTTTATCCTTATTGCCAACTTCCTTCAAGCTCTTGGTGACAACGTTGGCGGAACGCTTACCCTATCGTGGGGCGTAGGTATTTCGGGGTCTCAGGCTACCGCGAAGATAAGTTTCAGTACGGTGACTGTGGCGCGTTGCCCTCCTGCCATCATTGCAGGAAACGATCTTCCTGTTTATCCTATCGTACTGAACTACGCTTCTTACATGAGGTACTAACGTGGAGTATACTAGCGAGGCGACCAAAGAGCTAGGCAAGACGATTAGTGACGGTGTTCAGGGCGCGGGCAAGTTTAGTATAGAAGTACAGAATGGGGACGGGTCGGCTAGTGAAATGGGACAGCCGCCCGTCCTTGAAATTGTACGTGCCATGAGTGAATCCGATACTATGAGTGTCGGGGTCACTGAGAGACTTGCAAAGTACTGCCTTATGAACAAGGTTACCATTGTAAAATACAATGATGCTGAGGTAGGCCGTTTTATTATAAACGACATTGCTCAACCGTGGGATAGCTGTGAAGTACTCAGGCAGTATCCTTTGGCACTCCTGTTTATTATTAACGCTTGTGCCGGTGACGTTATAAAAAAATCAATTCCGCCACGAGTAAGAGAGATATAGGAAACTCCCGAGGTGGCGGCGGGGCTGGAAGCGAGCGCCTCAGGTATTATCTGGCGCATTAAACATGAGGCGGGTGGACCGTATATGTTTAATTACTATCACTTCCTTAATAAGTATGGACGAGAACCTGTAGACTTCCTTGATTTTCTTGACGGCATTACTGTTAGTGGCATACTAGCAGAACTTGAAGGACCGAGGTTTTAATGGCCGACGAGATTGGCGGATATTTTGCTAGACTCAGACTCATAGTAGCTCAAGAGGACTTCAATACTGGAGTTCGCTCTTTGACTATGCTTGAGATGGAGATGAAGCAAACCTCCGATAGAACTAAAGTCGCCACGAATAACTGGAAAGATTTCGTTGTAGGGTTAGCCGCCGCTGTTTATCTTATTAAGCAAGCGGCGGGCGCCCTCAAAGAAATGTATGCCGCATATATACCTGTAGCGGCGCTAACAGTCAATACAGGATTTGAGTGGGGGCAGAGTAGTGTTGACGTACAACACGTACAGAACTTCGCCAAGGGAAGAGGGATAGACGATAAACAACTTGTAGACGCTCTCACTAAACAGCATAGAATAATGGATTTAGTTTCACAAGGTAAGTTAGACGAATCTCAAGTAATGAACTATCACTTCTTAGGGCTAGACTGGCGACAAGAGAAAGATAAAAGCCCCACAGACCTACTGAAAGATTTGCTCAAAGGCTACATGAACCATCCTACTCCCGCGACGGCACAAAATCTTCAAGATGTTCTTGGAGCCGGTGCTGTGACTGCCGCCCAAAATATGCTTACGTCAGGGCTTACTTTTGACCAAGCGTGGCAACGGGCTATAGCGGGGACGTTTACCGATAACGGGTCTAATAAAGCCGCTCAAGGTGGCTATAACGCTGTAAATGAACTCCAGATGATTACGGATTCCATAAAGACTTTAGGCATGAGTGATTTCATGTCGCAAATCACTCCTTTAATAAAGTCGCTCAACGATTTTTTAATAGAGAATAAAACTGTGATAAAAGCCGCTCTTAAAGATTTAAGTACATTACTAGGGGATGTACTTAAAATAATCGGGACAATTTTGGGCGTGGTATTCAAGATTCTTTTAGCAATGGAAAAAGGCAAGTTGATGGGAGAAGCCGCAACAGAGGAATATAACATAGAGCATAAAATAAAGATCGCCAGCGGGGCGAGGACTGATAACAGTCTAGCTAACGATGTATTTTTCCCAACGACGCCCGCGAGTGTGGATAGAGCGGGAAGGTCTGGAGCGATAACTGATGTAGACTTACGTAATTATATGCTCGATAAACTCGTAACTACAGGCATCGTCTTCGATACCGACAAGAGTAGCGAGGCGGATAAAGTCAGGCAGTTGTATGAAAATAAGAAGGACGTAATATTTAACTTCTATGTAGACCACAAGGGCGGAGAAAAAGATTTTATAGATAAGCTAGAGGAGAATATAAACGAGGCCCGTGACAGACTAATAACTTCGGCGGGGGCTAATTGATGGCGGCTACTGTAGTCGGTGTAGCACAGACGGCCCTTACTCTAGGCGTTCAGCTACAAGTACTTATCAACTCATATCTGTCTATGCCAGTACTTAAAGCCAGTAAAACCGCTCTGAACGTGGTTCCTACTGTTTGGACTGCTGGCGGGGTCCGCATAGAGCCTATTAGTTATCGCACTGAGTATAGCGCTGAGATATCTGAACAACTCCTTGTGAACGTAAATGGCGGGAAGGATTTTCTTACCGATAATATAGCGGCACGCCCTAGAACATGGAAAATAACAGGGTATATACCGAGTGACATTATTCCTGATGTCCTTCGCCAAGCCGCCAGCGTCGGAGGGAACTCTGTACCCCAAGTTGGAAACCTAGTAAATACCGCTATGGGATTGTCGTCTGAAATAAGCGGATTTCTTCCTTCACTAAAAACGCGGCAAAAATACTTGGAGTCTTTATTCTTTGGCCGAACGACTTTCGAGTTTAAGACTCGTGATAACGAGTACATACATAATGCGGTAATGTCTAGCCTTATGATAGAAAGAAAGCCAGATGCTCAGAATAAGTTGTACATAGATGTGTCTATCAAAGAGATAAATATATTGTCGTCTACAACTCTTTCCTCGGCCTCTGTTCCCAATAGTGGAACCGCCAATAACCTAGACTCTAACAACTTAGGCAGTAGCTCTACTTCTAAGGTTAGCGCTCCTACGGTAGCCGCCGGCAGTAAGTTCACTCATGCCGTGGTGGCGAAGTAATGGCAGTACAGTGTTACTTGGTCAATATGCCGTCTGTCCCAACGGGCATATACGCCTTTAATTTTACGACCACTATCGGCGGTCTTGGATGGGCCTTCTCTTTTGTATTCATTAATAATAAATGGACGTGCTACGCTACACCTCCGTCATTATCGGTCAGAGAAGCGGCAGTGTACAATAATACTATGAATTGGAGCGGGTTCCCTGATTTTGGCTGTATGTTTTCTACATCACTGCCTTCTATTGGCCTTAACGATATAAACAACGTGTCTATGTACATATTCGATTGGAGATACTAAAGTGGCGCAATCTATAGTCAATTCAGTATCCACTAATATCCCCATGTTCGATAAGTATATAGACCTATATTTCTATGGCGTAAGTGCGGACCCTAAGAACCCTGATTTCGCTATAATTACTCCTAAAGCCTCTAATGCTATCGATAGTACTACTATGAATAGAAAGCCGGAGATAAGCATACAAGGTAAGTTTATACCTACTACCGGAGCACAAGGTCTTCAAGTAAGGATCACTAATTTTGAGACTCCTTTTCCTATATGGCAGTACGGAAGTCTTAATAGTAGCTTACAACATCAGCACAAATTAGTCGTTGAAGTAGGGTATAAATCAGATCCCACTTTGACGATACGGTTTGAGGGCATGATTATGACTGGTACAGAGGAGAAGCCAGGACCAGATAGTGTAACGGTACTTACTCTTCTGCTGGCAGATTTTGAATCGTATAATAACTACCCTATAGCATCTGTGAACTACGGCCCCGGCGCCACAGTGTCAGACGTGATAAATATGCTTTTAGCAAAACTTAAAAGTCAAAACCGATACTTCGACTATAAAGCAGTAGACGGCTCTACTGATAAAGCCTTGAGTCAAGCCTTACTTGGAATAGGGTTTAACGCTCGTGGCACGGTGAAAGATATAGTTAATGAGCTACACGACAGGTATAATATCAACATAACTTTTCAAGGGAACTCATGCCGAGTTTTGCGTAAAGGGCAGTATTTCGCTCAGAATGTCTTCGATATAAAGTATGTGACATCGATATCCAGAGCGGCGGAACAGTACATTATTCACGGGCCTTGGATACCCAAGATACTTCCGGGGGATACCATTAGAGTCAATCCGACTACTGCCAAGCAGAACTTAGGAGGACAGGTAGACCCTCCTTCCGTACTTCAACAAGTCATTACAATCGAGTTCGATTTCTCCTCGACAGGCAAAACGAATAGTATGACTATATGGTCGATTAACTTGGACGGCTCAGTATGAAGGATTTTATACTAGAAGGGATGTCCCTCAGCGACAGGGACGTAGTTCTCAGTATCATAAACAGCCGCTTTATTATTGATTATGGGACTATTCTACAAGATAATGGAGACGGCACAGCGAACGTTCAGCACGCAGTTCCAATGTCGCCTAAATATCCTCCTAACGACTGGGTTCCTATGACACCCACCGTCACTAATAACGTAGAAGTGCTCTACCTTTCAGGGGGTCAGTTTAGTACGAGCTTCAAAGTGACCATAGGCGATCCAGTTCTCCTTGTAGGCTTAAAGGATTTCGTCAAGAACACGAAGTCTTTAGATGGTCGGCCATTGACGGTCTTCAATCATTATAACCAGAATACGCTGAAAGCGATCCCACTTGCAGGATCTAACGCAATGGCAATAGCCCAAATCAATGTGGTAAACGGCCTCTTACAGATAAAGAATCAGGCTCAATCCCTCGCTACCATACTTGAAACATTTAGTACTCAAGGTCCGCCGCCGTATCACATGGTTGCGCCCGACACTATAGCGAAACTACAGGCTTTGTTGACGCCATGAGTTACCAAACCGCTATTTCCGGTCTTGATTGGCAGATGGTTCCTTCTGGAATGTCTATACCCGCTCAAGGTATTGCCGTCATGCAACTCTATGAGCAAGGCATGGGCGCTATCGTAGCCGGGAACAACGTTGGCGTTATCATGGTTAACGTCGCAAGCGCTAATTATGTAGGAACGATAAGTGATATAGTATATGACGCTATTGTTATATCGGGTACGATAAATACAAACAGAACGGTAACTCTTTACTTCGACGGTTCTTTGAATGGCAATAAGCGTTATACTGTATTGAATAACGTTGTAGCTGTTAGCGGGGGCCTGTATACTGTTACTCTTACTACTGGTTTGGGTACAAGCGTAGCGCTAACCGTTCCTGCAAGTCCGTCTGCTACTTCTATGATATCTATATACGTAGATACATTAGGTAACGTTGTAGCAGGAGGCGATATTGTATCATCCGGCTCCAACTCCAACGGCTCGTGGGTCCAGTTCGCCGATGGGACGATGGAGGCGTGGTTTTTTGCATTTATAACTTATTTCCAGAATGTTGCCTCCACTTCTGGGACGTGGACATTTCCTGTGCCTTTTGTTTCTGCCCCTACTTGTTTTGGAAATAGGGAGTTAACTGCAATTTATAATGGGGGTTCCCTAAGAGGTTATTTCCCGTCGACCACCGTCGTAGGGGGAGAAGCTTCAGTGACACAAGTGCAAGAGCAATCCACGGGTGCTGACAACTGTATGTTTGTTGCAGGAGACTATGTATTTAGCAATATCCGAGCTATAGGCAGGTGGAAATAAGTGAAAATAAAATCATCACCACAACGATATGCCGACCCGGCAAGCCACGAGCCTGACACGGCCATCACAATCGTCGATCAGTGGACGGTGCAGATAGATGGCGAGATGTATAGCTTCGATGAAACCGACGTAGCATGGCCCACGATCAGCGCCGACACAAATGGCGTTATCCAAGAGGCGCACATGGAGGGCGGCGAGCTGTACATAACCATTCTCCGCCGATATTCTATGCTTTCTGGTTGTTTATGGGACACTGGAGTTTACCAATGATAATAACAGGGCTAAAACAAGCCGATGTTGATGCTGCTACAGCAGCACTACAGGCTATGGCTACACAGCAATCAGTGCAACAACAAATAAATGCTCTATTACCCTCTGTATTGAATGAGATAATAGTACAATTACAATCTAATAATACTATTACTGTTGATACAGGTAGTATAGCTAGTGGTTCTATTAATCCCCCGTCTACGCCAGACCCAATAGCACAGTGGCTAGATTTGTACTCTCAGCTAAACCCTAGTTAGGGCTAATTGTAAGGTGAGTTAAATGGCAGTTGACGCACAGATGTCTTCGACTCTACAAACAGGACTCGCATACCCCACATGGGATTTCGTCGTAACTAATGGCCAAGTGCCTATGGTTACGGGGACTAACGGCGATCAGCAAAACGCTAACGTCGCGGTTTTCATGCAGACCGGAACTATACCTCAGCTTCCTGATAAGGGAGTAAATTGGGTCGGTTTTCTTACCTCTCAGATAGGGTTCGGCCAACTGGATGCCAATATAAGGCAAGCACTACAGGACGCACAGGCGAACGGCTACGTGCCTAACTACAAGACAGCACAGAGCATGTTGACTGTATCCGTACAGTTAGGGAGTACAGGATAATGTTTAGTGTAAATGGTTCTACGTGGCAAGTACAGTCTACCAACGCTCACGCAAGCAACATCCTCGCCAATATGAACTCTCAGCTACAGGCTCAAGGTCTGCCCATAGTCACTGCCACTGTAGGCAATGTGCTATGGTTCTACTGCCTCGCGGCGGGACAGGAGATTGCACAGCTTGTAGATATACCCTTAAATGCGGCGAAGAATAGCTTTGACCTTGCAAATTGCGACGACAACCAGATTTACTCCCTGCTTCCCATAGCAGGAACCTCGCTCATACCGGCATCGTACTCTTCCATGTACGTGACATTCACCGCCACTGCTGGCGGTCCTTTGACTGTAGCTTCTGGCTCTCATGTGGTCGTGAGCGGGCTTATTAATAATTTCATAACCCAGAGCGCCATAACGGTCCCCGCGAGTCAATCGGGCACCGTGTTTACTATCGCGGATAGTACAGGTCCGATCACCGTAGTGTCTGGACAGGCCAATGGTCTTGTGGAAAGCTACGCCAACTTCAAGTCTGTTATCAACAATTCTCCATGTCTGGTAGGGTCTAATATAGAGACGGCGACAGCGGCGCGTGCGCGTATGCTCGCCGGTAATACAATAGGTAATAATCTTAACGGCCTTATAACTGCTTTAAGAGGACTACCGGGGATTGTCGGAGCAAACGCTTACTTCAACTACGGCCTTGGGGGCCTCGTGTTGCCGGGGATTGCAGGTAATATAACGATAGCGCCCCGCACGTGCTATATAGTCGTGAACGGTCAGTCTTCTCAGATAGCTTCTACATATTGGAGCATAATGAATGCTCCGACGCAAGGCGCTCAAGTTCAAAACGTAGTGACTCTTTCGAATCAGACAATACCTATTAGCTACGATTACGCAACCCCCTCTCCTGTGTACTTGAAGGTCTATGTTCAGGCTTCCACGATATCTAATGGAGGATATCAGTCGGCGCTGCAAAATGCGATAGCAGGCATCACAGGGGCGATGGGACAAGTCATTACATCTGACTATATGCTGCAACAGATAGGTAATTTCCCGTACGCTAATATAGAAGGCGTGCTTGTATCATCGGACGGGGTTAATTTTGGGGTAGCGGTGAATATCCCGTGTAACGGATATCCCGTATTCTCTATTACATATACGACTATAGTGGCGCAATAAGATGGTACAGAATCCGTATCTCGCATCACAACTATCGGGGCCGTACGCTCAAGCTTTGATAAACGCCGTGCAGAATGAAATAGTTCTTGCATCAGGCGAGATGAGCTTCATGTACGGCATGAACATCACTACTGCGAGCGGAGGTAAAGGAACTCAACTACCGGGCTACCCAGTTCTTGCGACTATAGGGGATATCATTGGGTACACATGGCCAGTAGTTCCTTTCACTCTTACCCAAAATAGTGGAATGTTCACGTTTACCTCTGATCCTACTGGCATATACGCTCCTGTTTTTGTTACATACTCAGGGTTCGGTAGTGTTCTTAATATGGCTACTCTGAGCGGCGTTCTTTCCACTGTGTACGCCAGTTCTTATATACCATTACAGCTTTACCAAACCCTCCTTCCTCTCGCCGCTCGTATAAAGACTACCGGCCTTACTCTTTCAGGGATTGATTCTATATGCCAAGTGTTAGGAAATCATACCATCGCGTTTGCCGGAGCGCCTAACTACGCAGACGTGAAGGTGACGTTCAACCCTGACATCACCCCGCTTTATCTATATGTAGCTAACGCTCTTTTCTTGACGTTCGCCACGGAACCACAAGTACTTCTGTACAACATATAAGGAGACAGTATATGACCCCTGCCCAAAGTTTCCCCTCGTTGCCGATATTTTGTACGGCTGGCAATAAGGTTGCCATAGACAGTACTACTCTTTCAATAGGGTATCAGTCTCAACAGCAACTTCCGTGTGAGTACTACAACCAACTCGAAAATACAGAGACGACTATGCTCAATACGCTCGTATCGGGCTTGACGAACATAACCGCTGAGCTTGATCTTGTGGTCACTTCAGGTGGTGGAACGCCTTCGTTAGCGCAGACGAATCAGGTTATGGCGGCGCTGAACGTTCTCTATCAAGCGAAGGCGGCGGCAGGTTGGTCTACTGCTTTAGGTAATATTCTTGGTAGTAACTGGTCTACTGCTTTAGGTAATATTCTTGGTAGTAACTGGTCTACTGCTTTAGGTAATATTCTTGGTAGTAACTGGTCTACTGCTTTAGGTAATATTCTTGGTAGTAACTGGTCTACTGCACTAAATAGACCGTTACCTAATAGTTTTAATGTGTTTCAAGGACAAAAAGTAACTCTTACAAATGGGTCTGGATATTATACAGTTCCTTCCGGGGTATACCAACTGCGAGTTACGTGTGTAGGAGGCGGCGGTGGAGGTACTTCGGGTTCTGCTGGCGTAGCCGGTGGCAATGGAGGTCCGACCACATTTGGAGCTATTGTTGCTTCTGGTAGTTATGGGGCTCCAGTCGGCAGTGCTCTAGGCGGAGGAGGTGCCCCAGGTGGTGCCGGACAAGGAGGTTCACAGGGGAGTGGAGGGGGAACAATAATATCTTTAGTAAACGCCTCAATTATTTCGACTACACCTGGAGCACTAATTACCTATAGCGTAGGGGTTGGCGGTACTGGCGGTGCTTACGGAGGAAGTGTAGATTACGATGGCG